TTTAGCCACAAAGCCAAGAGCTATTGGTGCTATGTTTGTGAATAATGCCATCATAACAGTTTCATAAGTAGGTCACCTATTCCAAAGTCAACACCTACCATCAAAGCAAAGCCAATAAGTAAGCCTTTAAACCCTGAGATAACTTTGAGGTTCATGTTTTTAATCTCACGAACCGATTTGAATAAATCCTCAATCTGAGAGTCTTGCTTATCTAATTGAATCTGCATCCTTTGTTGTTGTGTAGTCATCAATAATCTCCTATTCTATCAGTTACTTAGTGGATTGTCTAATGACTGCTGTATGCGTTTCATTAAATCCTCTTTAGTTTTCTCAACCTTTATCTCAAATCTGTCTAGTTTAGTATCGTAATTTGTTAGCTTAGTATCTACTGATTGGAGCTTAATGTCAACCTTAGACTCTAAATTCCATTGTGAGTTTCTGAGGTCTGTCATATCTTTCTTGAGTTCTATCTTAATTGCATTAGCGTGTTCTTCGATTCTAAGTACCTCAGAGGAAGTCTTTGCCATTTGTCCTGCAATAGCGTCTAAGTCCAAATTTGCGATTCCTTCCACTTTTTGATACATTAAGAACCCTCCATAGAGTGAACCAACAATCGTGGATAAGAGAGCAAGTGCACCCACTAATTGAGTGTATGTGAACCTAAGACCTCCTAGTTTGAGTCTTTTATCGACCAAACCCTCGATTTCTGCTACCTTTTCGCCTAAATCAGTTGTCAAATCCATCTCCCTGTTGCATTGCTTTTAACAGCTCTATTTCTTGACGTAGTTTTTCAACCTCTAATCTACGCCTCTGAAGCTCAAGTTGATAGAGCGTATTACAGTTAATACGTTCATTTGGAGCATCGAGTGGTATGGTTATACGTGCATACACTCCAAGTTGTTTTGTTTGAGGATTGTTTGGGTCTTCCGTTCCAATCAGAGGTGTTACAGCATTGTTCACAATCCCTGTTAAACCTATCTCAAAATTTGTTGAACCACCTATATAGTTTTTACAATCCAAATCTCCTGCCTTAATGCTATCAGTTCCATAACTAGAACCTACACTTGGCAATGCTAAATTAAGTGATGTATTGTCAGCCATAACCTGTGAACAAGATAATACTATAAACAAAAATGCTACTTGAATTTTGAGCATATTCTCGTAGCTAACAATGGTTTATTATCATCATTACTCCTTAACTTAGATAAAGAGCAGATGTATACAGCTTTTTTTATGCTCTCCTCATTAATGTAAACATCGAATTGTACATGACTCAAATACTCCACCTTCAATATCGAATACAATGTTACAAAGGGGATAGGTTCAAAATCCTTATCAAATACCCCTACCTCATAATATCCTACGTCCTGCCTTGAGTTCCACAAGTTCATAGTGGTTTTCTGTATTCCATCCATCGCAGTTCTTTTCCACGTTGGATACGTTGGTGTCATCTCATGGCTAAATACTGTGTAATTAAACAGTAATAAACATAACGCTACTGAGCCACGCATTCTACTAAAACTATAGCTTTGTAAGAACCACTTGGGAAGGCTTTATTCTGTCCACCACCATAAGTTGCAACTGAAGTTATCTCAAACCAAGTAGTTCCTGCAACTGTCAAAGCATACTGTCGCAATGGTGCAACGAAGGTTGAGGCTGCTTGATAGCCACTCATGCTAGAAGATGATGTTTGCTCTACTGTAACAGCACCTGTCCACGCTACAGTATCACTTAAACTCGGACTTGTGCTAAAAGACGTTGGATAACTTATTTGTGCAAAGTAAGCGTTAGCTAACGATACATCAATACGCACATTAGGTTTTTGTCCGCCATCAGCAGCAGTTGTATTCAAAGTATACGCATTTGGGTTGCCATATCTACCCGGTGTATCTGTATTGATTATACATCGAGATTGAACTTCGCCTGTAATATCGATATTGTCTGCTAATATTGGAGTTGCACTAAATATTAGACTAATTACTACTGGGATTATTTTTTTCATTTGTATTGCTCCTCTATCATTTCATTCATTTTCGCATCTTGTGATAAGTTCCTTAATGCTCTTCTATTATCCACGATTGTTCCACCTTTCAATGATACAGATTCAGGGTAATAGCTATCAGGTATTATAGCCACATAATAACTTGTTACGTTTGTAGCTAGGTTTATGGTTGCCATAAGAGCTGATTGGGATATGCCATCTGCAATAGCTAAAGCGTTTTCAGTAGTTGCCATAAGCAATTCCATTTCCTCTTCATCTTCCTCCTCTTCCTCCTCTTCTTTCGCCTCCTCCTCTTCAAGTAATTCTCTGTCTGTTTCTTTTTGTGCTAATTTAACTGCCTCGTCCTGCAAGGCATCATAATCAGGGAGGTCAGGTAATTTAGGTGGTGGAGGTTTTTTATAACCCGGACAGTTGGGGTCGCTCTGTGGGTCGAAACATGCGTCAAACCTGTAAATGTACACAACTGAAGCATCTTCAAGAGTGCCTGTACCTGTCGTTCTTATTCTACCATCACCAAATACAGCTATTGGAGTGTACGCAAGAGGAATAACTTTTTTGATTCTTATAGGATACTTCTGTGACCAATCTTCTGTGTCCTGAAAGACAAAGCCACCACCAACCTTGTCATTTTCTACAGTCACAACAAAGTCATCTTCAAGCAATTTTATAGGGTTATAGGTGTATATAACCCCTGATATATCCATACCTCCTATACCATGTGAGCCTAAATACTGAGGAGTCATGCTCCACTCTAAGCCATTGATTGCCGCATTTGGTGTATATCCGAATGTGAAGTTTGCGTGTGTGCTAGAAAAGCAACAAAGCAGAAGCAACAGCACCCATAATCTTGATTGCATCGTCTCTTTTCTCCTGTGCAGATTTCTCGTGTTCTCTAGTTGGTACTGGTATATCCTCGGTGTGTGTTTCCCATGCTCTTGCAGCTTCATCCCCTATTAAACCCATATACGGACATGGTGTTCCTGCCATCATCATTGCTCGGTGGATTTCTCCAGAAGGGTCAGAACAGAGAAGGCTGACTGCTGCTACTTTCATACCAAAATCGTACAATGTTTTAGCGTTCTTTAATCTGAGACAGTTTTCCTCTGTATAGGTAGCACCTAAAGATAGTGAAAAAATCTGTGTACCCATTGCACCACTAGAAGAAATAGTACAAAGGTCTGTATTATTACCACCCACGTTTGGTGAGATAGCTGAAGGTGGTGGAGACTTTACTGTGGTTTCGTTTGTGCCATTTGTTGTTACTGTAGATGTGGTATTTTGTGTTATTACGCTTTCATCTACTGCCATTACTGGAAATACAAAAACAATCCAGAAACAGGCTACTATAAAACCTGCTATTACGTTGTTGCGTAATCTATTGCTCATTTTTTATTAACCCCTATAGCACTAGCTGTGAGTATACTTAAAAAAGTCAGATGGAACAAACCACCGCCCATGAGAGTGAATGGGTCGTGTTGCCCTGTGAGCTTCTTCATAAGCTCCATTTGGACGAGTACCTCTGGTGTACTATTGATTATTTCTATAAAAGCGGAGATGTCAGGGCGATTTAAGCCGTACCACACCGGCACGAATAAGAAGTCATAGAAGCAAATTAAGAGATAAATTCCGAGTGCAGCGAATCTGAAACGCATCATACTGCGTTCTTTTTCTGTCATCTCTTTCATTTAGACGCAAGGTGGCTCACACATTAAAGCATCAGTACCTATAAATAGAATTGCTATAAAGGCGATTACTGCTATTGCTATTGCAATCACTTTAATCATACACTCGCTGCCTTTAACTCATCAAGGGTAGTCATACTATCCACTTGAACTGTTATATCTCGTAGCCTCTGCTTCTCTGTAACGATTGCCGAAGTATCTGAACCTGCTTCCTGTGCTCGCATATAGAGAATGTCTTGTGCTTCCAAGAGAGGTTTCCTGTCTGCTCTAAGTCTGTCTTTAGTAATGACTTTAGCTTTATCTATATTAACTTGCATTGGCATTATTTATTCTCCGTCATACCGTATTTAGCTAAGTCCTCTGCACTCAAGTCTGCTGAAGTCTTTTCACTAGCACCTGCTACATACTCCCAAGCACCTCTAAATGTTCTATCTGTAGGAAGATAATCGTCCTCAACGATTTCATATTTAGTTCCAGTAGGCAAGTCTTTATTGGCTAGATGAATCATCTTCTCTTCCTCTGTGCCTTCAAGCGTTGCTAAAAACTTGGATGATGGAACTAAAAATCCAAGCACTCCTAAATGTGATTCTAAAATTTGTTCGTCAAAAATTATTTTCATATTAATCTCCTACTATTATGCAACCAATAGCTCTGTCAGTCATACCATTAGATGTGTTATGTCTGACTATAAAATATATATTCCATGCACTCCCTGAGAAAAACGCTACATTATATTGGGAATCACTCATAACAGAACCACAACAGGAATAAGAGCCGCCGACAGATTGTCCAAAATGAGCTCGCCAATATCCGGTGTCAATGTCTTGCACACTGCTCATATTGTGGTGGTCTGATAAACTCGAACCTGAATATTGAAATCTTATACACTTATTGAATGCTTGATTTGGTTGCACACTGTAAGGAAACGAATAGTTATTATATCCTGCACCATTGGTTAACTGATTATTATTAGTTATGTAGTTGGCGTTAGTAGCACCTGTATAGCCAAGATTTCCTAATGTTAATGTACGTGTCCCGTGTGATGTTATTACACCATCAGTCATATACAAGTTGTCAATGATAGTAGCACCTGATGTATTAATATCAGAGTCAGTACCGATAACTGTATTACCTGAAGAGGTAACATAACCTGAGCCGTTAGACAGTTGGTTGTTATTAGTTATATAGTTGGCATTAGTTGCACCAGTAAAACCAAGATTTGCAAGTGTTATAGTTCTTGTTGATACCGAACCATTAGCATCAGTAACGTGTCCTGAACCATCAGTTGTTACATTTATATCAATATCACTTACAACTGTAGCACCCGATAAAGCTCCAGTATCTACACTAAAATCATCACCATTATATGAGGGATGAGAATAGTTATTAGCACTTGAGGCTATACCATCTAATTTTGAATGGTCAGCACTAGTGAAATTAATTTGTGACAGTTCACCATCTTGAACAGAGTAAGTTGTATTAGTATCTGTATCTGGCGGAACAGTCCAAGAACCATCTGAATCTAAATACTTACCAGAAGCAGCATCTCCAGAACCAGGAGCAGGAACTAAACCTGCTGCTCCACCAGAACCACTATCTCCAGTAAAGGCGGAATAAGTAGCACCAACAACTGCTTCACCATTTGCCTTTGTATAAATTAGACATTGAACTGTATTTGAACCAGTTGATTGGAAGGTTGCTACATCACCTGCTGCTGTCGTTATGTTTGCCTCTCCCGGCAAGTCTAAATTAGTAGCGTGATGTGTCATTGTTAATGCACCATCGAACTGTAAAGTGAATTGTTTATTGGCAGCTACAGTCATTGAGGCGAAGTTGGTAGTACCTGTTACATCAAAGTAATTACCATCCGTATCAATGACTAAAGGGTTGGCAGAGGTTAAATCACCACCTTTCGTGCTAGTACCTGTTGTTAATAACCCATCCAGAGTATCTAAATTAGTGTTTAATTTCGTTCCCCAAGTATCATCTGAAGCATCAACCTCTGGCTTGACAAAACTATATGTAGTTGTTGTTGTATCTGCCATTTCTCTATCTCCTAATTATGCCGTGCGTTTCCAAATATAGATGACTATGTAGGGTGCAACAGTAGCACCTGCTCCAGAACTAACAGTTTCAGAACCGCCCTCAAAGCCATTCACGTTATAAGCCTCATCCTCCGAATCAAATCCTGCCATCACTCTACCTGCTGCAAAAGCCACCCAAGTTCCCACGCCTAATAAGGTATTTGGGTTTGTACTTACTACTGAGGTATATATTGAGCCTACAGGATAAGTTAAAGCATTAACTTCAGCAGCAGTTACAGCAGAATTACTTACTGCGGTTGTTACAAAGGCAGTAGTGGCAATTCGAGTAGTGTTATTACCTGCTGATTGTGTTGGTGCTGCAGGTGTGCCTGTAAATGTAGGTGAAGCTGTAGGAGATTTAGTATCTATCTGTGTTTGAATCGCTGAATTTACTCCATCGACATATCCTAATTCCGTTGCAGTAAGTGTTCCGGGGATGCCATCCAGAACATTCAGTTCTGCAGCTGTTGATGTGACTCCATCCAAGATATTCAGTTCATCTGCTGTCGAAGTGACTCCATCCAAGATATTGAGTTCAGCAACTGTAGATGTAATACCATCCAATGCGTTGAGTTCTGCAGCCGTAGAAGTCACACCATCTAATATATTTAATTCTGCTGTAGTGGATGTTACTCCATCTAATAAATTCAATTCTGCCATAGTAGCAGTTACACCATCTAATATATTTAATTCAGCAGCAGTAGAGGTTACTGCGACTCCACCGACTTGCCATTGACCCTCCATCATGTTTGGTTTTATTGCTGTTGTTCCATCTAATAAATCATCTAGTGTATCGAGTGTCGTGTTAATTTTCCCACCCCAACTCGATTCAGATGCACCCACTTCAGGTTTTACTAGACTAAACGTGGTGGTCGTGGTATCTGCCATATTACTCTCCTAAAAAGTTCCTTTCCAAACTCGAAGTTTATCAAATTCGCCACTAAGCATCTTCTTTCTGATGATTTCTTTCTTGGCTTGAGTATCACTCCATTTAATACCTGCTTCATCACACCACATCTTGACAATGTGAATCGGTATCGTTCCAACCAATTTATTATGACCAGTTATCCCAACCTTTGCTTTTCTGAGCTGTTCTGCCCTTTCAAGCGTAGGGTTGCTATCGTATGTACTCTGCACGATTATCTTGTCATTTTTTATGTCGTGATGTACCTGTTCTTTAATTTTCATATTTTCCTTAGTAGTATGGGAGGTTAAACTTAGACTGGATGATATAAGTCCACCCTCCCACTCTATTATTCTACCTCATTAAGAAGTAGAAAAGTCAACACCTAATCCTGATGACTTCTCGTTCTTTGCAACGAGAGTTAACTCAGTCACAACTTGACGAGTTGAATTATCACCAGTTTTGGCTAGTTCGACATTCTTAGTACCTCTAAGAACAGCGACTGCCCACATGTCATCCTGCATAACGTGTACAGTCCTACCTCGATTTTCACGAGAAGGAATGAACTCGATAGTACCCCAAGGGGTTACATAGACATCCAAAGATTTTATAACCTTCTTATCACCTGCCTGAACAGTTGAACGTTGGTTATTGTTACCTGTGAATCCTAAAGCAAGATTCATCAAATAAGCACTCAAGTAAACACTATCAGGTTTACCTCCCTTCTCCCAACAGTTCTGCATAATTGCATCGAACTTAGTTTGGTTAAAGACAGTTTGAGTACCATCTGTACGAGCATCTGCTCCTGTACCTGCAGCATGTGCTCCACCTACACCCTTGTTTTGAATAGTAGAAGTGAACCATGTTTCTGTTCCTGCTAATTCACGAGCAGTTGTAGCATCACCTGCTACCCTTGCATTATTAGCAAAGAGTGCCTTCTCGATGTCGAGTTTTTGCTCTTTTGCAATCTTCAAAACCTGATATGCCATCTCAGATGCACGACCGGCTTTGTCTAAGCCTTTGTCGGTATCTGGAATAACTACAGCGTTCTTAAAGATTTGTGTGTAATTACCTAGACGAGTAGTAGCAACTCTTGCTTCTGCTGTTGTTGCGTCACCCTCTATATGAGCATTAGAACCAGAAGCACGAAGTGCATCGGTTTGCCACTCATGGTAGGTATTACTTGCGGTTACTTTCTTACAGGTTGTGTAGAATGGTGTTTCTTCGGGAGATACGTCATAAATTACGTTCTCTAAGTCCTCACGAATACCAACTGCATCATAACTGTCGAAAGTATTATCTGGCTGTGCCATAATATCTCTCCATTATTTATACATTAGTAATTAAACTGATAGCGTCTTCCATACTACCAGTTTCCCTTAGTTTTGCCTTTTGGCGAGAACGGATTTTCGCATCGGGGGTTGCATGTTTTTTTGCTCCCGGCTTCACTACAGATTTCGCACCCTTGGTTTTCACCTCGGCTTTGGTTTTACCTGCAATGATAGATTGATACTTCATAGCGTCATTTAATACCTTAATGGCTCGATGGTCAGTAATTTGTTCAATTTCTGCATTAGAGTAACCATAATGTTTTTGTCCTATACTGACCAACTTATCCTTGAGTTTTTGACCTGTCTTTTCGTCAGCGAACTCAGGGATGTCTTTTTGGAGTATTTGCATCTGTTGCTGTACGAATGCCTTTCTAGCATACTCTTGTGCTTCACTATTTTGTTGTGAAACATTTTGTAGTTGTGCCATTTGGTTATCGTACTCTGTCTTCTTCTCCTCGTATGCAAGGTTCTCCTGCATGTACCCTATTGGGTCAGCATCAAAAAGTTCCTTGGTGGGTTTGGAAGGTGGTTGTGCAACTCCTCCATTTTGGAGTTGTTGGTATATCTGTGCTAGTTGTTGTCGTTCATTATTCAGGGCCTCATAGACGTTTTCTGCCTCTTTTCTCTTAGTGGCAACGTCTTGCATACCCTGTTGGACGTATTTTTGACCTGAATAGCCTTGTTTTAAGTCATCTAAGGTTACCTGTG